GTATGCTTCTTACGTAAATTTTATAGTTTTATATTTTTATATTAAAAGCCTCCTCAGTATCTCAACCTATGAATCTCATATTTATTACATATCTCATAATTATGAATCTCAATGCCCTACCTCCACAAAGGGCATTGAGATTCATAATTATGAGATATGTAATAAATATGAGATTCATAGGTTGAGATACTGAGGAGGCTTTTAATATAAAAATATAAAACTATAAAATTTACGTAAGAAGCATACTTACACTATTTACAATGCTTTTGGAAGGTATATACAAGTTTGGGAAATGGGTTACATAGGTTTAAACACTAAAATACTTACATACTAAATATAAAAGCTAAAATACTAAAGACATTACACAATACTTGACGAAGAAACGTCCCCTTGGTTTGGGGGCTCTACAATTTCTTCTGAGTCAAAGTGTTTCATCACTTTAACTAGAGATTCTACATCTGGCTCTCCAGAATTCCTGTATAACTTGATTAGAGTCACCAGGTGATCCCGGAAATTGCCCCAGATGGTGCGGTGACAGGCCTGCAATTTACCTCTCTCTTTGAGGTTTGCTACAACTGACCTAGTCCCGCCATGGCGAAGTTGGAAACTACCAATTCCCAATACCTTTACTTCACCATCTACTGAGATTCGCATGTTCTCTGTAATTTCAATCCTAACGTTGTCTGTTAAAACCGAAAATTCTGGTGGTCGACCAAAGTGTGAGGTTACAATCTGCGATCGTGTGTAACCTTGAACTGCGATCATCCCATCCCCAAGTTCTTTCGGGGTGACACATTTCAACCCATGAAACCCAGTCGCACTAAGTACAAGGGTATTGATCTTTGAGATGTCGATGTCGTTTTCGTCGACAAATAATTTAAATTTAAATTTATGTGGGGGGATTCCAAGCGATCGAGCTATGGTACCGCGGTTCTCCTCGCGGCGGTCCAGTCGGTTTATCTTGCTTAACATATCTACAAGCCCACCAAATACGGCAAAGCCGATAAATGGTATTGTTCCGATAAGCCAACGGTCAATCTTCACTGCTTCCAATGACTCGATACGATCTTTAAACTTGGACAGGTTCTCCCCTAACCCGAGAGCGAAAGGTATATCGTTCCCGGACCCACATGGTACTGGCAAAACCAAGTGATTTTTGGTTTTGTTGATTATTGTGGCCGTTGTGCCATCGCCTGCCATAGCAACAACGTCATGATTATAATTTTTCCCTGGCTCAAACTTCATCACAGTTTGGCCACTTACCAAGGCACCCTCATGGTTCCCTGATAATGGATTGACCACTAGTGCTGATTGCACCTGGCGGCCATGTAACTTACCACACGCCTGGAGAAAATGACGATTAAAGTCATCATACTCCTCATCGTGTTGTGGCAAATCATGAGATTCTAAAACTCTGTTGATTATACTCAGAGCTTCGTTGTAACGGTCCCGACCATAAAAATGGACCATGTCGAGATAAAACGTAACATTTACATAAAAAATTTCATATGTGGTTTCCTTGCCTTTGTGCCAATTCAACTGGTCCTCCATGCTTTTGGCAAGATTGAGGGGGATCATCAACCCATCATACTTGTGGTGTTCGCCAAAACCGGCGCCAAGAAAAGTCCCAGACATAAGGTCTTCAAAGGGACTATCTACCACATCTTTAGTTGGGTGGGTGATCTCCATGCCATACTCCGCAAAAACGTCTCGCAAAGTAAACCAATTGAACCAACGTGAGATCTTCTTTGACACAGTCAAAACAGTGTCATCTCCATAAACCACATAAGCAATCAAAGCATTTAACATGACCAGTGATTTGGCCCGGAATTCATTGTTCCGTTCACACAAAATTAAAA